CATTATACAGTTCCAGGCCTTTCGGAAGTTACCCCTACTCATCTGGAACAGAACACGAAAGGGGCCTTTCGGTCCTTTGGATGTATAACGTGTCCAGGAGTGTTCCTCTACCGGGCTCAACCCAGCATAGTGGCGCAGCAAGTTCTTTTTCAAGGACTTGAGGCGCTCTACAGTCCATTCTTCACCACAGGATTCTGACCATTTCTGGACAAGATCCACTATGGATCGTGCCTGGTCAGGGCTAAGCCCTGCCGCACGCAACCGTAGAACCGATGCTTTGGTGTCGAACACCAGTCATTGCCTCCTTTCGGGGTACATGACAGCAAGGCATTTAGTTGCCTGCGCCTCGACCAGAGACGACTAATGATGTAGGCCGAAAGGCCTGGAACTGTATGATGGTGTACACTGGTTTTGTGTATCAACACCCAGTTCTAAGGGTTACACAACGTCAGTGGATTAAGATGCGTGACGCCATTCGACGTCCGCCTGTAGATCCTGATGCCCTTGTTGAAGGGATAAGGTTGGTCCACAGTTCCCCTTTCCGAGTCGACATTTCTGTTGACAGGGATGATGGAATGCCACTGTTGTGGTATAAACCGTCTCCTAGTAGGAGAGCGCCTGTTGGAAAGATCACTGTTCCCGATGTAGAAGGTGTTATACCTTCTATGAGGGCTCTTAGTGAAAGGGCCACATGGTCGTCCTTGAATATGGACATCCTAATGGGCACCCTTCAGGGTATCGCTCCGATTGAGCTTTCCATTCTTGAGAGTAATCTTGAGGATGAACTCAAGTCGGGGTCGCCTCCCCTGGAGGAAGACTATCGCCCCTTGATGGGGGTGATGGCCTTGATACAGGAACCTGGGATGAAACTCAGGTTTGCGGCTAACCCGTACAGGATTTTCCAGATGGCTTTGCAGCCTCTGGGTTCTGCCATGTACCGTGCTTTGAAGGACGTGCCGAACGACTTTACGTTCGACCAGTCAGCCGGCGTTGCAAGAATTCAACAATGGCTTACTGATGGTTACCCATCAATCAGCATGGATCTGTCGAATGCTAGCGATAGTATTCCCCTAGATCTACAACTCGAATTATTGAGTGTGATGGGTGTCCGCACGAGGTGGATTCAGTTTTTCCGTGACTGTTGTCGCGGGGACTGGTATATCACCCTTGAAAAGGGTGGTATTACTCGAACGATCTCTTGGACCGTTGGAGCACCACTTGGTCTGTACCCTGTGTTTGCCAGTTTTACACTCTGGCATCACAGTATGGTTCAGTCATGCTTCAGTGACTTAGGGAAACCTAAGGACCAGGGAGTATGGCCTTATGCCATCATAGGTGATGACCTCTGGCTGGGGGACAAGGAGGTTGCTGACCTCTATGTCAACCGTATGCTTTCCCTGGGTGTTCAAGCATCAACCTCTAAAGGGTTGGTGTCTGAGAGCACCGCCGACTTTGCCGGTCGCGTGATAACACCGAAAGATGTTATTCAGGGTTTCAAGTGGAAGGGTCGGTCCTCCGACGAGTCTTTTGTGGACTACTGTCGGAACATCGGTCCCGGGGCTCTCATACTCATGAGGCCCCGCCAAAGGAGGGTAATCAGCTTTATTGCTGACCTTCCCGAACCTTACGGTTTGGGTTGGAACCCTCTTGGTATCCCTCTTTCCGAACGTTTAACGCCCGGTCTCGAAAGAGCCTGGTCACGCGACGAGCGTGTAGGACATTTGAAGAGGGAGCCGTATGGGTTAATCGCATACTATACAGTAGCGGTCTCCAATACCTACCCCGGAGCATTTCTGATGCTCTGGATATTGCTCCCCTAGCCTCCGACCAGGAGGCTTCTCAATTAGTGCCACTCGTGTTCCCTGGATGGGAATCCAGTGTTTACTTGTGGGCTAATGCCGTCGAGTTGCTCCTTGAGAACAAGGATTCGCTCGATCGGGAAGAACAGGTGAAACTACGTCTTATGCTTCAACGAGTCTCATCTCTTCCAAAAAGGGACGAAGTTCCAACGTTGGTTCAGTTGGAGCGCAAGATTCGTAGAGTGCTAGCACGTGGTCGTTAGACCCAGAGCTGGCCCATACTAGGTTGGCTCGTAACTGCGCTGTAAACACGGCCCTTGAGTAAGGCTTGCGCAACTAGGCAC